GACACACCGCCCTGCGTGGCCCCGTTGTAGGCTAGCGGCGCGTCCGCCCCATCTACGGCCAGCAGCACCGAGCCGCCGCCTGCGTTGAACATCGCGCACTGCCAGCGCGAGGCGTTCAGGCTCGACACGACAGCGGCGCCGACTGCGCCCTGAGCGGTCACGTTATAGATTTTGCCGCTAGCCCATGCGAACAGCTGATAGGCGCTGACGCCATTGTAGGCCGCAATCGTTTCAACGTTGCCGCTGATGCCGGACGCCCACAGTTCCGAGCCATTGCGCACGGCCACATAGGTCGGCGTGGGAAACCAATTATCTAGCGTGATCGCATCGGTAGCCGGCATGTTCGCCAGCGCATCGCGTGCGTTGACACCGCCGGTCGGGGCCATGACCGAGCGCACTTGAGCAATGCGCTGCTTCTGCGGCGGCTGCGTGCGCCGCACTACGCCGAACATTTACGGCGCCCCGTAAGTGCCCGACCAGCTGCCGGCCGGAATGAGCACACCGGGATAAATGTCGTTCATCGCGCCGTTAAGATTCAGCTTCGGTTTGCTCGCATTGCGCGTCATCGCATCTGCGATCGCAGCTTCTGCTTTGTCCTGATCTTCCGAGTAAGATAGGCCCTTCGCCTGTTTGAATCGCCACAGCGCATCAAGCGTGATGAGTCGTTCATCGAGTATCGCAATGTCAGAGTCGAGCGCGAATGCCGACTGCGTCTGCGTCGTGCCGCCGCTGCTGGTACACCAATATTTGCTAACCCATTCAAAATAAATCGAGTCGCCCATCGGCGGGGGCGGAAGGAACAGCAGCGTGTTACCGCGTATGCGGTATTGCCACCACGGCCCCTGCATCAGCTGCGCCATAAGCTGCTGCCATTCGGCCGGCGGCTTCGGGCCGAAGACCGGCCGGCGCGTGGTGCGGTCCCACATCGTATCGTTCAGCACAAAGGCGAAGTCTGGCCCGGTGAGGGCCTGAATCGTGCCTTGCGCCTGCGTGCCCATGAGGCCGGCGGTCGTGACGGTGATTTGCAGGCCAGAGCCGCCGGCATTGCCCAGCGATGAAGCCGCTGCCGACAGTACATCGCCGGTCACGTAGTTCTTGCCGGTGCCGTAAGGCGTGATCGTAACGCCAGTGACCACGCCCGAGGATATGCTGATCGTGGCGGTGGCGCCGCTGCCGCTGCCGCCAGTTAGCGCCACGTTGTTATAGACGCCCGAGTCGCCGCCTATGTAGCCGCTGCCGCCGGCCGTCACGCTCGCAGCGCTGATGGCCCCTTGCACGCCTACGGTTGAAAAGGTCGCCTCATTCGTGATCTCTTGCCAGCCGTAGCGCGCGGCCAGTTCCTGCCCGGCTTCGTTCACGAATGCAATAATCTGCGTGACGTTCGGGTCTACGTTCGCGATCGCCACCGTGGGCACCGAAAGGCCGGTCTTCCCGGCCACGGCCTGCACAATCGACAGAAGTGACATTTAGGCCGCGTCGTCTTCGGCGTCATTCATCGTGCGCCGCCGCCCCGCACGCTGCGGCTGCTGCGCTTCAAGGCGTGCCATGCGCGCCTGTAGCGATTCATTCTGCGCCTTGAGCCGGTCAATCTCGACATTGGCATCAGCCAGCGCCTTCGCGTTGATGCCCTTGTCCTTCGCCTCATTGATCCAGCCCCGGGCCAGATCGCGCAAGTAACGGCCGTCCATGCCGATGCCGCCCAGCCCGCTATCGGGGAAGGCCGCGAGGTCTTCGACCGTAGTGATGCCCAGCGCGATAAGTCGATTGCTCGCCTCACGCGTGATCGGCTGCCACGTTTTGACCGGCGTGCCTTCGCGCGGCAGTTCATTGCCACGCTGCCATTCCTGAAGGGCCGCGCGAAAGTGCTGCACCCATTCGGGATTGTATTCACCACGCATCGCCTTTTGATGGATCTGCTCGATCCATTCCACGGCCGGCTTTTCAACCACGTCCTTCGAGCCGTGCGGCGTAATGCACGCCATAACAATCACGCGCGGGATGGGCCGGCCGGCCTCATCGCTAGCAGCCTGATCTATGCCCATTTCGCGTTCCTCGAATCGAACGAAGGGCGGGCGCTTGTCGAATACTTGCGGAATCATAGGGTTTTCCTATTGGTTAGAGTAGCTTCCCACAGCGCGGGCAGATGATGCGCGGTGGTAACAGAGGATTCTCAGGCGAGGGCCACGGCCCTTGTATCAGCACGTCATGCAGACCGAGCCAGCACAAGAGCCGCGACCAGCGCGATTGCATCTAGGCGGCCTGATTCGCCAGATACTGCAATGGTCCCACGCACTGCACGAAGCACAGCGGCGTGGTGGTTGCGATCGAATACGCACCATTGGTTGACAGTGCGTTGATGACAGCGCCCACTGGCGGATACAGCTTCAGGGCATTGGCCCCGCCGTTGAACACGGTAATGTCATCGCCCGGATTCATCGCCGGTAGGATGGCCCCTGCGCCCGATGCCACGGTCCCGAACATATTTACGTCTGCCGGGATTATGGCAGCCGTGGCCTGCGTGGTACCGGCGGCCGTTAGGCCGCTTTGCACCGTGCCCTGAATCGCCGCCGCTGCGGTCGCTGGTATTCCGGCTGCGACCAGCCGTTGTTGCAGCGACATCAGGTAATCCGCCCTTGGCAAAATGGGCGATTAATCTGCGCGATGTTGTAGTAGTTCGTGCCATCGTTGTACGTGCCGGTGACAGCCACACCGCCCGATGCAGTCGCGACAGCCAGCGTGCCGGTCACGCCCGGGCCGGCGTTCATCGTCACGCGCCGGCCATCCGGGTCGAGCGCGCCGACCACTGCGCCCGAAGGAATGCCGGTACCAGAGAGCGCGGCTCCAATGAACAGACCGTCAATCGTGTTGTTGCCGGTAAATTGGATGATCGACTGGCCCGCAATCAACGTCGCGTTGTTTTTCGTGACGGTGGTCGTGGCCGGCAGAATCGACACGGCATTCTCAATTTCCTTGCCCGCGCCGGATGCGCCCAGCGTGCCCGCGCCGGTGATGCCCAGCGGCGAGCCGGCGGCAACCGATGCCGTCGAGAGCACCGGGACCAGCCCCGAGACTGCGACCCAGCCGTAATTGCCTGCCACCGCCCCTGCGATCGCTACGCCCAGCGGCCGGGCCTGATTCGCGCTGTTCGCCACCGCTGCGGCGACAAAGGCATAGCGAGCGTTGACCAGCGCTGGCGTGATCGTGACCGGCGTCCACGGTGCTACGGTCGAGTTAAAGTAGCAGTACTGGAATTCGACACCGCCCCAATAGTTGTCAAAGCCCGGGACGATCGAGCCATTAGGCATGAACGTCGGCGGGTTCGACAGGTTCGAGGCGCCGGTGACACCGCCGCCAATGTCATTGGCGGACAGAAAATACTCTTGCAGCGGGCGAGCGCCCGCGTAAGGAAACAATGGGCCGTAACGCATGAAAATAACTCCTAAGTGAAGATCATCCTAGAGGCGCCGCAGCGGGATTGCTGCGGCGCTGGTCAAGGGTAGATCGGAAAAATACTTACGCGTGCAACACGCCCTGAAGGTAGCGATTGCTGCACAGAAGGTTACCCATCCACAGCACCGGGATAACCACGGCATCCTGATTGACTGACTTCAGTTCATCCATGATCGTCATATCCGCGTCGCGGTGTACGGCGACTTCCAGATAATCGGTATTGATGAAGTAGCCGTGAGTCGCCGGGATGCCGCCGGATGAGTCGAAAAACACATCAGCCTGCTTGTACTTCATCGTGACAAAGCCGGCCTTTGCTTCTTCGCTGCCGGTGTCACTCGAATAGCGCTTGAGCGAGGTCTGCGACTGCTCGAAGTAGGTAAAGAGCGTGTCATCGAATACGATCATGTCCGGCTGATCGGTGCCGCGCGTCAGCTTGATATACAGCGTCAGCATCAGCGATTCGATAGTTGATGGCCCCAGCGTGAGGGCCGAGCCGCCCTGTAGCGGCGCTGCGGCCGACTGCACCCAATTCTGCCAAAACGGGAAGGTCGAGGAATTGATCTGCCCTACGGTGCCGGTGCCGGTGTCGGAAATCAGCGCTTGCAGGCCGTTGATCTGATTCGCGGCCGTGCCATCCGAGTAAATGTCGCCC